AGAGAACAAGCAAAAGATTTGCAAGCAGGTTTTGATAATTCACATAAAGGTTTCAGAAAGTCACACAAAACTGGTGTTCTTTCTGCTGGTGCTAAGTATGTTAAAACAGGTGTAAATCCTGATGAAGCACAAATGTTGGATTCACAAAAGTTTGTTGTTGAATCGATTGCAAGAATGTTCCGTGTCCCACCTCATATGATCGGTGTTACGACTCCAGGCGCACAATCGTATGCCTCAGTTGAACAAAATAATATTCAGTTCGTTGTTCACACATTAAGACCATACATTGAGAAAATTGAATATGCTTACTCAACACTTTTACCAACAGAGGCTTTCCTAAAGTTCAATGTTGATGGATTACTTCGTGGTGATTTCACAACACGTATTCAAGGTTATTCAATTGGTTTACAAGCAGGTTTTTATTCTGTGAATGATGTTCGCAGATTTGAGGACTTACGACCTGTTGATGCAGGCGATCAATTTAGAGTACCTCTTGCGAATATCAACTTGGCTGAAGCAGATGTTGTCGAACAAGACAAGCGTGTATCTATGGCCACAAGACTTGTGCAAACAGGTTTTGATCCAGCAAGTGTTCTTTCAGCACTCGGACTTCCAGCCATTATTCACACAGGAGTTCCATCAACACAACTTCAACAAGTTGCACAAATTGATCCACAAGACCCAAGTGCTGTTTATGACGTTTCGCGTTCAAGTGAAATCAATATTCAGATACCTGAAACTGTGGTTAATATTCCTCAAACAAAAATCAATGTTGAGCCACCAATTGTTAATATAAATGCACCTGAACAGAAGACTTTAATCAGAACTGTTGAGCGTGATGAAAACAATCACATTGTAAGAATTATAGAAACTAACGGAGAATAATTATGGCAACTGGTTTAAGTTCTTTTTTGGCTAACTCTTTATTGGATGCTGTTGGTAATGCAACTGCTTATTCATCAAGTTCTGTTTACGTGAAACTTCACGTTGGCGACCCTGGTGCTGATGGCACAGGTAATCCTGCAACTGAACTCACAAGAAAACTTGCTTCCTTTGGTGCTGCAACTGCTGGAACTATTACTTCAGATGCAGACATTTCTTGGGTAAACATTTCTGGTTCACAAGATGCAACATTCTTTACTGCTTGGGATAATTTGTCTGCTGGTAACTTTTTGTTCTCAGGTGCAATCACAGGTAATCCTTATACAGCGGGAGATACTTACACAATTGCTTCTGGTTCTTTGACAGCATCTTTGACCATAGCAAGTTAAAATGACTGAAAAGTTAGTCCTGGATACAGGGCAACTAGATGTTGATTTTGTTTACGCAACTTATGGTTTGATACTTGATGATTCTATTCAAGGCAAATTAGATGAAGCAGCGTTAAACCCTCAATCAAGTTTCAATTATGCAAATAGTTCTTTAGGCATAATGAATGCTGCTGCTCAAGCAATCAGAGAAGTCGAAGCAACTGCTCAAACTAATTTAGGTGCTATCAGTTCGATAGCCCAATCTGTTGTAACACATTTCGCTCAAGGTGCTACAAATCTTGGTGGGCTAACAGCAGAGGCTGACACAACACCAACTATCTTGCCGTTATTTGATGCGCCTCTTGGTTCACTTAATGCGACTGTTACAGCGGTTGTTACAAAAGTTGCGACAGCCACAGCAACACTCGGTGAATTAACAGGATTAGTTGAAGCAACTCCTGAAGTTGAAATAACTGCAACAGCCCAACTTGGTTCTTTGATTGCTACTGCTCAAACTTCTGAACCACCTGTTCCACCAACCCCAACTCCTTATGGTTCTAATGGGTATGTTCCAATTAAAAAGAAAGAAAAGAAAGAACGACCAACACCAATCATTGTTGTTGAAATAACAGATGTCCCTGAACTTGAACCTCTTATTAAATCTCATTTCGCTTCAGGATCAACTGATTTGTTTGGTCTTTCTGCTCAGGCTGGAAATCGTATAGACTTTTCTATATTGGCTGATGAGGCCGAGATTTTGATGCTTCTCTAAAGGCAGGTTATGGGTCAGTTACTTTCAGGTCAGATGTCAGTTGGAACTGCACCATCAAGAGTTGATGGTATTTCTAATAATCCAGTAGTTCTTCATATACACAATAACGATAATTCAGATAACCTTTATATAGGAAATCAATCAGTTACTACAAGTACAGGAATGGTTTTGACAAAATTAGATTCAATTGAATTGACAATGCATCAAGGTAATACTGTTTGGTTAGTTTCAAATAAAAATGGTCATACGGCTAGTTGGATTGCGCAGATACTCTAATGCCTTATTACATAACTGATAATGCTGCTGGTTGCTCAGGTTGGGCAACTATTAAAGATGATGGCGAAGTTATGGGATGCCACACAACTAAACAAGCCGCTATTGATCAGATGGTTGCTATCTCTATTGCTGAAGAAATTGAACCAGGTGGGGAAAGAGCAAGACCTGACGAATTAAGAATTGGTGATTTTGTTTCTTGGAATTCTTCTGGTGGTAGAGCAAGAGGAAGAATTGTTCGAATCGTTAGAGATGGAACAATAAATGTTCCTAATTCAGATTTTACGATAGAGGGTACTGAAGATGACCCTGCTGCTTTGATAAGAATTTTTAGAGAAGAAGAAGATGGTTGGGAAGATACAGATGTTTTAGTTGGTCATAAATTTTCAACCCTTACTAAGATTGATGATTTAAGAATCAAATATAAGAAGATGAAAAAACAAAAAAGAGTCTTACCTGATAATTACCGACCATCTCTTACTGAGGATGTTCCAGAGGGGCGTGCTTGTGGTAATTGTATTTTTTACAAAGAAGATGATGTTAAAGAATTTGCTGATGGTGAACTTCGTGCTTGGTGTGAGAAATGGGATGACTACGTTAATGGTGCATATTATTGCAATGCTTGGCAACCTGCTGATGAGGATGAAGAAGAATTAGAAGATGAGTTAGAAGAAGCAAGACAAGTGAATCTAACTCCACCTAGTTATATGCGTGCCGCTGCAAGACGTGGACTTGAACTTAATCGTCAAGGTTTTGGTGGGGATGGTTTGACAGATAAGACAAAACAAGAAGCAAGAGATATGGCTGATGGGCGTGTATCTGAAGATAAGTGGCGCAGGATTGCACCTTGGATTGCAAGACACCTTGTTGATTTAGATGCACCTAAAAATTCAAACCCTAGTGATCCTGAATATCCTGGTGCGGGACTTGTCGCCCATTTGCTGTGGGGAAGCGGACCATCAAAGAGAGCAGCGCAAAGAACTTTAGATTACGCACAAGGTGTAATCAATAGATTAGATGCTGAGGAAAATAAAGCACGCTACTCATCAATCAATGTAAACTTAAACAAAGAAGAAAAGGAAACCCAAGTGAATAAAGTTGAACGCAGAGTTAAAACAGATGTTGATTTTGAATTAAGAGTTGAAGCAGCAGAATCTGACGGAATGCGTTTTACAGGTTACGCAGCAGTATTCAACAGCGATTCTGAACCACTACCTTTCATTGAAAGAATTATGCCTGGTGCTTTCAAGCGTTCACTCAAAGCACGCAACGAAGTTAAACTTTTCAAAAATCACAATATGGATGAAGTTTTGGCTTCTACTCGTTCAAAGACTCTAAGACTTACCGAAGATTCAAAAGGTTTGCTTGCTGAAGCAACTTTGCCTGACACAACAGCAGGTCGTGATTTGGCTGTTCTTATGAAACGTGGAGACGTTCACGCAATGTCTTTTGGTTTCTCTGTTCCAGCGAAAGGCGATTCTTGGTCTGATGATGGAATGACAAGACAACTCAAAGAAATTCGCTTACACGAAGTTTCAATTGTTACAGGTTTCCCAGCCTATGAAGCAACAACTGCTTCAGTTAGATCACTAGATATTCTTGCAACTAGAACCAATGTGAATGTTGATGCTTTGGCTGACGCTATGGTGAAACTTGAAGCAGGAGAAAAGTTGGCAGGTTCTGATGCTGATCTTCTTCAGGAAGTTGTTAGCAAGTTGAGAGATAACACTCCGTCTGCTGATGAGTTATTGGAATTGAAACGTAAACAATTAGACCTACTATTTAAGGCTGTATAACAATGGATAAAGCAAAAATAAAAGATGCAATTCTAAAAACAGCAGGATACCCAGAATCAGGTTCGATTGCTGAATTGGCTGATGCTATGGCTGAAGCAATTTGCGATATTAACAAACCTATTGAAATGAAAAAGTTTGACCCTGTTCAAGAAACAAGAATTCAAGAGATAAAAGAAACACGCTAAAAGTTTGTTAGACTAATGGTGGTTGCGTGGATGCCACCACCATTTTTACTGTCGAGTGAGCCTCGCAGATTCACATTATCAAAACCAATCCTACAAGGAGTATTCGTGGAATACATTAAACAACAACACGAAGCACGCCAAAAAGCCTGGCACGAAGCCAAAGCACTTTTGGATGTTGCTGCTGCTGAAAAGCGCGATCTAACAGCAGAGGAAAATGCAAAATATGAAAATATTTCTGCTGACCTCGATTCACGCGCAAAAGTAATCGAAACATTAAAAGCAGATGCAGAACGCGAAATTCGCGCCGCTGAATCAATGCAAGGTTTCGAAAACCAAGCAAGACCAGTTGCAGAAGTACGCAACGAAAAGAATGATGCAGATGCCATCCGTGCTTTAGCACGCG